AATTTACCTACTTTTTTCTATTAAAAACGCTCTGATATTTATCAGAACGCTCATCAGACTTATTTCAATCGTAGGAACTTGGTGAGGTGCGCCTCCCCATAACTACGACTGTCCACCACAACAATTATATGTAGTAGCAATCAAATTCTCTGCCATTTTCAATGTTTGGTAGAGAGCCTTTGAAATTATTGGTGTAAAGTTGCTTGGAAAGTGTATGTCTTTCTCAACTGTCCTCAGTATAGCAAAAATGACTAAATATGTCAATAGCCTTGAGCGTGATCCATTGCTTTATAGAACTGACTCTCTGCCAGATCATCTTTAATTTGTAGGTATATCTGGACCGTGGATAGGTCGCGATGGCCAAGTAATTTTTGTATTGTCATAAGATCGCAACCAGCTATTAGTAGGCGCACCGCAAAACTATGTCTTAATTGATGAGGTGTTATATGAATATCTGCATATTTCTTAAATGCTCGCTGGATCCACACTCTAGCTGTTTTATCGTTTGTGTTGAATAGAGGACCAGATAATCGGTTGTAGTCTGTCGCGAATTCATCTATCTTGTCTTTTAATCGTTTAGTTAGGAATACAGTACGATCCTTAGAGCCTTTGCCCTTTACGTATAAGTTCAATCCGTCTATATCTCTATAGCTAACATTGGCAATCTCTGAAATACGCAATCCAGTGTCGTATGCAAAATCTATTAGCATGTTTATATGTCGCTCTTTCGCGTTATTTGACGTCCTGTTGAGTACTAGTTGTATAACATGATGTTGTATATATCTTGGTCGTGGTTTGGCGTTTTTACGTGACTTAATAAGCTCAGAATTAATACAGTCTAGATTCATATGTTCATTGCACCATTTGAAGAATGCTTTTATTACTCGTTTTGTTGAGTTTGTAGTTGAAGCTGCGTGAGTTTTTCTGTATTCATAAAAATAAAAATCGAGCCATCTAAGCGACAGCTCGGTTATATTAGTCTTGTGTAATTCATCACAGAAATTAACAAATTGTTTAAGACGTACTACTCTAGTAGCTACTGTAGCTGGTGACATATCTTCGACTATTGCTGAATAATGGATAAACTGAAACGCTAGCTCTCTGATGTTCTCTGTCTGATATTCTACGTCTAGTACTTCATCTATTTTCTGTAATTCACTTATTACAGTAGCTCTTGATGTTGTGATTGATAGAATTGGTGCGGTCATTCTTCTCTCCTTAGAGTGACTTAGGTTTAATTTGTAACCTTTACGCCCCAATTGTTCTATTTTACAGATTTTTTAAGTCAATGTAATGCTTTTCATGACATTTATGACATCCTTTAACTATAAAATACGGTGAAGTTGGACCGCTATATTTACGTATTTGACCCTTCATAACAGTAGCAAAATGATCAATCTTGATAATCTGCTTATACGTCTTCCATTCATGATCACAGCCATTGTTATTCTTACGTAATAGTCTAAGTTGTTCTCGATCTGCTTTAGCCTTATTAATCCGTTCAATAAGTTTACGTCTAGCTTCCTTAGTGTCAAAACTCATACGCCTGCCTTTTTGCATAAATACGTAAATAATCGTCCTGGAGTTTGTTTTGCTTCTAGTGCGGTTTCCGCTAATTGCCAAACTGTAGCTTCTGGTAATTTCCAGAATACTTTACAGTAAAATGCGAAGTATTGTTCATTCCCAAACATCTGGCACAATCTAGTCGCCATATTCTCTATTTGCTTGGATTTAGCATACTTATCACGACTAATATTAGTATTAGAATTAGAATTATAGTTTCTATGAAACTTTTTTGCATTAGCATTAGAATTAATATTAGTGGTTTTCACCTCTGTTAACCCTCCAAATTTTGAGCCAACAGCTAACTAGCACCATTACTAGCTCTGGCGTTTTACATTTCCGAGGAGTTTTCCACAAGTCCGTAGTGCTAAGGGCTTGACAGAAAAATCCTATTTTTTAGTATTTCAGGGCAAAATAAAGCGGCCCCAATCGAAAGAAAACATTTTTTCAATCGATAGAGGCCGGCAATCTGAAATTGATACTTCTATCCTAGCAAATATTTTACATATAGTCAACTGTTCGGGATTTCCGAACTGTTCAGTTGTTCGGGATTTCCGAATTACTCAACAGCTTCTTTCATCTGCCTTACTAGGTCTAGAATAATAGTCTTAGCCGCTGATAATCCAGCTGCGATTGCAGATAATGCAGTAGCCAGCGTTAGAGCGTACAGTTCGTGCCAGCTTGCAGCGAATAGTAAGTTTACTAAGTTTACGCCAGCTAGTAAAAATGTCGCGATAAACGTCTGTAGAAACGTCCATCCAGCACGGATAGCTACGTCTTTATAGTTGATATTCTTTAGCGCTTCTAGTGATTTCATATTTCCTCCTTATTTCTTAAACTTAAAAATACTCATTAGAAAATCGATAATCTTCTCTAATAGACTTTTATTCTTAGCGATATCTTGGCTTAATTTTCCGATAGACCTCATAACATCTTCGTTTGTTGGTTGTGGCGCTAGCGGTTGCTCCTGCGGCTTTTCTTTGGTTTGAGATGCCTGTTGTATCTCTGGTGTTTTTGGGGCTGGTTGTGGCTGAGGGCGTTTCTCTGGTCGTGGCGTGCCTGTATCTCCATTCGCTAATTCACGCACTCGTTCTGCTAATACCCAAATACCATCGTCTGCCATTTTTAGCTGTAGGTAACGTTTGTTGTTCTCGGTGGTTTCGTCTAATATCTCTGTACTACCAACAATTCGGAAGTAGTCGCCTGTTTGTATCTCACCGTCTAGCAAGTACCCGTCTTTATCCGTCTTTACTGCTACAGAAACAGGTACACCGTTATCTTCCCAATCGAACTCATCAATTAGTCGGTTGCATCTAATCTGTCGTAAATCGAATACGGTTGCTACTTCATCTGCATAATAGACTTCGGGTAGTGCTACACGCTTAGCTTCTTTTGGTTTACCTACATACCTGTAAAATGCATATGGTGGATATCCTGACGCACTCCAGAGCCAGTCGTGATTGTCTATTACAATACCTGCCTGATAGCGACAGTTAATTACGTTATCTGCGTCCACAAACATTCCTGTATGGCCCAATGCACCTCCAGAGTTTCCTCGAATACCCCAAATAAAGATATCTCCGCGTTGTGTATCTGCCTCGCCGTTAGCGTCTTCAGGTAGTTGTACCCAACCGTTCTTTTCTAATGCGTCAAATAACGTGTCTGTGTTGCCAATCCAGTAGCTAGCAGGTAAAATACCTGCTTCTTTTAGTGCGTGATATACAGAGCTTGAACAATCATAAGAATCGGAACCATTCCGATTCTCCATTGAATAAGAAACCCGACCTTTACGTGCGTAGAACCAAGCTAGTGCTTTTTCTATCATTTTGTTACCTCCTTTACTTTTTCTATTACTTCAACGGGTGTTCTATCTTGAATAAAATGGGTAAATTGAGTAAGCAAAAAGAGCCCTACTGCACCTATGAGTACGGTTAGACCTGTGTATTTGATGATTACGCCTACGAATTTCTTTTCGCCAGTAACGATGGCTTTTATGAAGATGTTGCCATCTAGTTTATCGTTATGGTATTGAATTGCTTTGATATTTTTTTCAATATCATTTATTTTTCCATCAACATATTTCTTTCGCTCTACATATTCAGATTCACTTACTAGCCCGTCTAGTTTAGCTAATATCTGAGCTAATGATGGTTCTGCTACTTTTTCATTGAACACCTCTAGTTTGACTAGGCGTTCACTTAGGTCTGTGTTTGATCCTGGCATATAAAAAACGGAAGCCTTTCGTCTTTATACGTGCTTCCGTTTCTTGAGATCACACTGGTTAGTTTATAATACTATTTTACCATTTATATATTGGTCAGACAAGATAGACTTTACGACAATACCAATGTTTTCAGCTACTTCATCTAAGTGGGAAGTTCTGCCACAAAATCAGCACACTATCGTAAAGTACGACAGTGTAGCTTACGACACCGCAAAAATGTATGATGCTAAGACATTTACAGCTAAAGTACCTAAAGACGGTGTTTACCATATCGACGCAAGAACAGGTATAGCACAAACTGGCTTCTTCTCTGGATATACCGAATATATAAGCATATTTAAGAACGGCACAATGATTAAAGAATCCAATCGCACCCGAGGTACAGATAACGACCGACATTTGCCACGACCAAGTTTATCTGTAGATTTACTCTTAAAAAAGAATGATGAAATCAATATACGAGCATTCTGTAGCGACCAGCGTAATTATGGTGGCGATAGTACAATCAGTGAATTCAGTATGCGACTAGTAGGAATAATCTAGCCTATCGCTATCCAGTTAAAGTAATACGCACCCTGTAGTGTCGCACCATCAAAACGACGGATAGCTGCTGTAAATGATGAGTTGGTAATCTTTAATGCGCTCATTGTTGCGCCAGCCCATGTGCCAAGCGGAGCGTCCGTCCATTTATCGCTGGCGAAGCTGGTATAGCCAGTATATGTACAGACTACTACAGGAAATGTGCCACTCTTAAACTGTTTTGGAAACTGTATCTCAGTAATGGCTTCAGTGGCTGGAGAGGATACTAGTATTCTTGCGCAGCCACACTGAACATTCACAGGCTTGTCAGTAGTTGTGTCATTGCGTTTTACTTTTACTTTTTCAGCCAGTGGCATTGTCGTAAAGTCTATCTTGTCGGCTGTAATAGACTTCTCTTTGATTGATTCAGCAACAATACTGTCTTTGGCTATATTCTCAGCCCCTACAGCACCTTTTTTTAGAGAACCGTCGCTGTTATGAGATTCTAGAATTGCCTCGGCTAGGTCTTGAGCCCAGCTGGCAGTAGGACCAGCTTGAACAATATCTCCAACTAAGTTGCCGTCATCTATTGCGTTATTCTGGATTTGTAAACTAATAATCTGACCAGTAGCCTTATTTGCCATACCCTTCCAGTCTCTCTGGCTACCTGGGACCACTTTACCAGTTGAGTCTACTCTATACGTCATAAAATGCACAGCAGTATCTTCAGTCCAACCAGTCAAACTATCTACAGATAGAGTGTCAGAGTTTGCAGGTCGTGGGGTAACTACTCGTGCTACGTTAGGATTGCTACCGTCTTTTACTTTTGTAATTTTGTCACTAATACTTGCCATTCTGTTATTCCTCCTTTAGCTTTGGTCTTTCGTGCCAATATTTACGTATTCAAATACCACTCTTGATATGCTGTAACTTACGCCAGGGTCTGATGAACTCCAGCCGTATTGCACCCAGTGAGCGTCTTCATCTACTTCCAGCTCCACTTCTTCGCTAGCAGAGTTGAATGTTTCAGGTATGCCTCTCACCTCACTCCATCCGATAGAACTCCAACCAACGCCTGGCTCGCTCCATCCAGTACGACTTGAAGATGCTCCGAAAAATCTTGTCTCCGTAAACGTCTGTAATCCGTCTTCTGTCTTAATAGTGGCGGTAAGATTAATACGCCCCTGAGGTCTGAGTAGCACAAATACCACCTTGAGCACACGCGCCCAATCTCTTCCAGTTCCTTCAAATCGCAATTGACCACTTTGTGCGCTAGTGTTAAACGGCTTTCCATCGTCGACTGTAGTTGCACCCTTAGATAGCTCGACTATCTTGTTTCCTTGAACTATTAAGAAGTGAGTTATGCCTGAGTTATCGTTATACAGTGTCATCCAGTCAGCACGAATACTCCACGGTTTCATCCACGCACCTCTACGGTCAGTGTCATAAATCCATATCTGGTTGTTGTAGGTGGCGGCAACAGGTAGCGCCCAATACACGCGACCTTCAAATGCTAGACCTACGGCTTTTTCTATAGCTTTACTGTTTAGGTTGCTAATAGCATCTTGAATAGTGTTAGTAATTCGTCTTGTAGATAGGACGTTCTGTAATTGTGGTAGAGTTCCTGTAGTATTAAATCCACCACGGCTTGGATATAGTAGGTCGTTATTGTAAATGACTACAGCGTCAGGGCTATCTGTGCCGTCAGCACCAGTATCTTCTTGTACTTGCCAGACAGTAATAGTATCTTCACCGTAAGTAATGTTTGTTGGTGTAATATAGAATCGTTTACCAGTACCGTTTGTACCGTTAGCTAGGACCGTTACTTTAGGGTCACCTTTACCATCTCGATATGGTCGTACTGCAAATGGTACTTCTTTGGTACCATTCCCTACTGGTGTATATCCACCACCATATCCAGGTGAGAAGTCTAGTTCATGCCCATAATCACCACCACGCCATACATAGAATTGATTGTCTTTATCACCAGTCATCCATATACGGCCATTGACTACATCGGCTCGTGTTGCTTTTGGACCAGCCGTGTTATTGTCTTTTGGTAGAGGCACTGACATGTCTAGGCTACGCGATCCATTGTCTACAAATACTGTCTGATCCATTGGCAATGCGGCAGCTAGACGGTAAAGTGTAGGCTCTCCGCCACCGTCAACACCAACGCCACAATAAATGTTCCACGACTTAGCTTCTGTGCTGTCTGGACGCTTGACTGACAGGTTATGTTTTTCACCATTCCACATATCTCGGTCTGTAGAGATTGCTTGAGATAATAGAGGCGATCCTGCGGTTTCACCAACAGTAGAGTTAAAAGTAACTGCATAAAACACCTTAAATCCTGTACCAGTTAGTCCTACGTTTTTATCTAGTATTGGCTTTGCTGGGTCTGATATTTTCTGAAATGCTACTATCTTCTTTGTTGGTATATCCAAGTAACTAAGAGTATCTTCTCCATTCATAACTAGAAGATTGTTGCGTATTTGCTTGAAATGACCGCGTGCGGATTCGTGATATTCTTTACCTTCTATAACTTGCCACGCTAGGTCTTCGCCCTTAGCTATGCATAGCTTTGTTTTGCCGTTTATTCTTTGAAGACAAGCTAGCCAGTTTACAGAACCATCTTTTGTAGTGCTACGAAATTCAGCCAATTCACCTAAGACTGTTCCTAATGGCTGGGGACCATATTTAGCAGTACCATGTCGCACGGTAATGACAGAGTCCTGATCCAATATCATATTCTCAGACGACCTTAGACCTCTTAGCGGTGAGCGACCATCATCAAATGCAGTGACTACGCCGTTTGTCCAATCCTCAACCGACAGCCGCTGTATTTTTGGTGCTTTAGTGCTGCTAGGGGGTTTTAGCATATGTCAGACACTCCTGGAATCATACTTAGAGGTGCATATTTAGCTTGGCTACCATTATTCTCTACCATTTTCTCCATTAGCTGGTTGGCTTCATTGATGAGATTGCCGTATTGGTTCTGTAGAAGAATGTCGTTGCGAGCATATTCAGCCGCACACATCACTACTAGCCACATTGGATTGTCTACTGGGACCATATCGCTTGGGCTTGTCAGCAGTGGGGCGTGTAAATATACAGGTATTGTTATTTGCCCTCCAAGTACTGGATCATCACTTCGTATAGGATCGATAAACACCAGCTTATTGCCAGAAATAGTGCAACAGTCTTGTCCCTTATACATTCCCGCTTGCTCTGGTGGTACTGTAGTATATTCTTTAATCTGATTGTCTTTTTTGACCTTTATAGTGTCGCCGTATACGTTGCTTACCTTAGCAACCTTAGTAAAGTCAATTTCATATTCCTGATCCGTCGATAGTGTTCCGATATCATAATTAGGGTCATATAAAGACTGCCAATCAACATTAGGTTCACTTTGCCATACAGGGATATACATGTTAGCAATACCTAGTATTTTCTGGTATTTCTTGTCTGTTTCTGGTAGGTTGCGCACCTTACCAGTAGCTTTCAGCATGACTGCCGATATAAGTTGCGTAGTGTTCATGGCGTTTTTTCCTAAATTAAAAACACGGAGCCGGCTTATTATTGCCAGACGCTCCGTGTTCTTTAGGTCACGCTGTTTTCTGCTTATATTATATCATAATTATCACTATTATGCTTTCTTAATGCGGATTCGCGTGTTTTTGCTGGTGCTTGCACTATTCCACTTTTTTAATGTATTAGTTATCTGTTTTTGAGTGTTAGTCTTGCTTATTAGGTTTTGTCCGATTTGGTTTATACTTGTGTTTTTTGCGGATGATTCGTTAGCTTTTGGTGCAGAAGATGTTAGACCCATATTCTTAGCGGTTGCAGAAGCTAGTGGAGACGCGCTACCACCACCGCTTGACCTGCCGCCTCTTCGTCCTCTACCTCTTCCGCTACCTGAGCGTCCAGAGCCACCTGAGGTATCTTTGGTTATCTTATTGCCGTCAGTGTCAAACTGAGTAGCATTAAGGGCGCGTGCTTCCTGTTTAGTTATGTAACCCTCAGCGCGTAGCTTATTGATTACACCATTTTTAGCAAACATTTGTCCTGTAATACTCTTTCGGCGACCATTGGCTAGTTCTTGTATTAGATCCTCGTGTGATGACTCTTGAGCCTTTTGACGCCAGTAATTGTCCATCAGACTTACTTCGTTATGAGATGTCATCGCGCCGTATTCAATTTGATCTTTTGTATATCCAGATTCTTTATAGTAGCGCTCTTTTACCCAATCTGGTAAGTCTTTGTATTTACCAGTCATCATATTGACGGCAGTTTTAGCTTTATCTACCTTTTCTGTACCGTTCTGTAGCTTGTTTAACGTCGCATTAAATGAAGTGAACTCTTTTTTAATAGTTGATGTTTTATCAATATCATACGCCTTCATCCAGTTGCGATATGCTTCATCACCTTGTCCTTGAGATTGAGCAAGCTTTTTGTATACACCTTTTTCTACGTTACCATTTTTGTTTACTAGCAATCCGTCTTGGAATGTATAGTCGCCCTTCTTTAACTTCTTCTTAATTGAAGCGGCTTCTTTCTTGCTTAGTCCTTGTAGGTCTATTTGATTATCTGTTGCTTGTTTTTGTTGTGGATTATTGTTGGTCGGCATGTTTATTTGCATACCATTAGACGCGTTAGCGACTAGACCGCCAGTCTTAAATAGATTAACCCACGAGCTCTTTCCTTCTTCTACTTGCACTGGTATTAGTGCGTTTTTACCGAATAGAGCACCTTGTACCAGATTGAATGGATTGTCTTTTTCAAACTCAACTTTTGTCTCACCCTTGCCGTCTTTTACTTCGCCAGAGTGAGCCGCCGCAATACCCTGAATAGTTTTCTTTAATTGGCTACCTGCTGGTAATTGACCTAGGATATTATACATGGCGTCTTTAGTTTTTGCTTCTGCCTTATCGTCATCACCATCTTCACGTGCTTTGGCTGCCTCATCCAATTTGCCCTTAGTGTCAATCAACTTACGAGGTAAATCAACAACTGGTATTGTACCGTCGTAACGTCCTAAGTTGCTTTCTTTGCCGAATAGCTTCTTGCGATCGTCTTTTGTTGTTGCGGCATTAACCATAGCTGTAGCTATAGGTGCGGCTGTAACTGCCTGGCCAGCTACTTTTTGGATTGTACGCTCTAGCTTAGCTTGCACCGAATTGTCTTTATCGTCATCATCGCCACCACTTAGCCAGTCACCTACAATCTCAATTAGTGTACCTAATGGGTCAACCCCTGGCTTATTTCCAGTTAGCGCTTCTATCGCACTATATGCAATTGCCGTATTAACAGCGAGTGCTACCCTTTGTTTATTAGACATCTGGTTCCATACATAACGGTTCTGTTGTGTCACTTCTCGCGTGAACTGTAAGAATGATGCAGGCCATAGTCTATTATATGCTCGTGGGGTGCTTATCTGATCGCGTAAGGTCACCGTGTCATTAATAAATCGTTCTGCGTATCTAACTGCATCCGCGTCGCTTAGTCCATTATTGATTGCCTGATTGTATTTAGCTAAGAAGGTGTATTCAATAACGCCTCTTTCAACTACTTCCATAGGAATACCAGCGGTCTTCATAGTCTTTTCAAACTTGGTATCATCCGTCAGGTTGTCATCTGCATATCTTAACGCTAGCGCATCAGACTTCTGTAATATTGCCTTACGGTTATTTAGCTTGAACGCCTGTATCAATGCTTTCGGGTCGGTTGTAGAGAATAGAGCAGGTAGTGATGCCGTTTGAGCTACAACTGAATTCATATTGCCGACAATCTTAGATAGTGCCGCCTGTTTCATTAATGCCCTACCAGTTGCATCTGCGAATTTTCGCATTTTACTTGGCTCTGTATCGTTTACGACTCGTTGGAATGGGTCTGTCTTTCCAGCTAGTCGGTTTGCATGTTCTTGAACAAATCCGACAAATTGAGTCAGCCCGTTTGCACTATCAGACATCAGCTTCATAAAGTTTACGTCATTAAGCATATTATCCAGACTTTCAGCCACATTGTTGGTGGTTTCTTTTAGGCTATTTATATCTTTTGTGTCTAGTTTCTCTACACCAAACTTGTCAGCTTTTTTAACTAGACGACTAAGTTCTTGTATGCCGTCTATTTTTCGACCAATTGCACGTTCTAGTCCGTATAGTTTATTTCTTACTTGCGTTAGCTCTTCAGCATTGACCTTACCAGAAGCAGCCGAATTATACAGGGCGTCTACTCTATCAGCTAGCTTTTGTATACCGCTAGTACCCTTACCTGCAAATTCTTGTCGTGCTTCGCTAGCTGCGCGCACTGCTACTTCCAGCGAGCGGTTCATTGTAATAGCATCTGTCATATGAATATTGTGTAGGGCTATCTTGCTATATTCCATTAGTGGCGTAAACGGATCTGTTGGCTTTACGTCGCCTACACGTTGCATAGCGAATTGATTAAACTTTTGACTTGGTTTGAATAGTCCTGTACGACCCGCCAGTTTAGACGGCAGTGATTTACGAGATTCAACAGCCACATCTCCGCCAGATAACAGATTCTTAGCACCGCCGTACATAGCCGCGATAGCTCCCTTGCCGGACTGCAGTTCTCCTAGGTGCGTAATATAGTCTTTACGCTCCATGATTGGATCTTTGCCTAACTCTACCCTCTTTTCGTTTATGCGAGCTAGTAAGTTCTTATATACAGCACGTAAGAAGCTATTGTATTGATCCAGAGCTTCGGCAGCACTCTTTCCGTAAACTTCTTCAAATACTTTCAAGCGTTCATCATATGATGGTGATTTTTCGCCACGTTTCGGACGTGATGGTTCAATTACATATACGGCGTCTTGTAGCATTTGGCGCTTTAGTGGACCGTGTTTTTTAGCTTGTTTTAGCAAGTTTTTGCGATAATCTTTTATCTGTTCACCGATAGTGTTGCCTTCTTTTACTGCGGCGGCATTAGCTTGACGAGGTGTTTCAGACATAATATTCAGTAACGCCTCTTTAGTTTTATTGCCACCCTTCTTAAAGTAATCAAGGCTGTTGCTTCGCCTCAATGAGCCTGTTATACGGTCTATTATTCCTTCAGTAGTCCATGTTTGACCAGCACCAAAACGCATCTCTTTAATTTTGCTAAAGTCGACATCATGCATATTCAGGTTCATCTTCTTTTTACCTGCATATATCGTTACGTTGCCATCAGGGGTCATTTCAATATAGTTACCTAGAATTTGACCAGTTTGTGCATCCACTACTCTACCAGATTCTATATAGTGCTTGTCTGGATCGAATGTAACTAGCTTATCACTTGGACGATATGCCTTTTTATCTCCAGTTTGCATATAACCATCAAAAGCACTCACTAGTTCAGCATTTACGCCCTTAGAGTTTTCCCTCCAGATATACTGAATAGCTAGACCGTCATCAAATGCACGCTTAGCTTCATCATTAACCGCCTTGTCTGATCTAATATCGTCTATGAATTTCTTCTGTAGTGGTGAAGTTACTTTTGGTGCTTCGGCGCCTGTTCGTTGCCATTTACCAAATATATTCCTATATTCATAGAATGAGTGGTAAGCTCCCTTCTCATCTTTATAAATCATCTGTCGTGTATTGTGGGTAGCTGTATTTGCAGTAGTTGTAGGTGCTGGGACCGCGTGTTCCGCTCCAGGTAGTTTAATCTTTTCTTTTACTTCTGGTGCTATTTCGTCTATTGGGCGTAACCGTCCATTTTCATCTAACATACTACCAGCGCGGGCGTTGGTGTTTAGTAGCGCCCTTTCTCCAGTGATATCATAGCCCTTCTGCTCGGCTAGTTTAGCAAATTGTTTTGCAACGGCTTTTTCATCAATACCAGTAGCTACACTAGCATTATGTACTATATCTGCTATTTTGTGCCTTGGACCTTCATCTAATCCTCTATTTAGTATTTCTCCTAATGCCTGCTGCTTTTCAATTCGCTCTTTTTCTGCCTTAGCCTCTTCAGCACGTCGTTCTTTTTCTGCCTTCGCTTCTTCTATTTTCTTTTGCTTCTCAGCCTCTACCTTAGCTTCTTCTGCGTGTCGCTCCGCAATCATCTTCTGGGCTTCTTTAATGACGTCTGGATCCCTACGCCATTCTGCCAATAGGGTCTTTCTCTCTCTTTCTGCGCGTCGCGCTTCAGCTACTCGCTTAATTTCATCGATAAATGCGTCGATATCGTCATACCCCATCTCCTGAGCAACCGTATCGATATCTCGCTTACCAGTACGGCGTTTATAGTTAGATGGTAAGTCTCCAGCTAACTCTTTTCCTAGGTGGTGTCGTAGGTCATCTACATGCAGACGTGGGATGCTCCACGTCAATCCATGACTTCCGAGGATATTTGTGTCATTATGCTCTAAGAATAGTTTTGGATCTATATTCTCATATATAAACTCGTCTATAGTCTCTCTTAGCTCCCTAGTCATTCTAGGCTTAGGGTTAGCTTCCATTTCGTTAATAGTTTCTTGAAGAGGGTGCTGGAATTTATCGCTATTGACATCTTGAGGATTGTTTGCTATAGTGGCATTAGAATCACCGGAGCTAAATCGCCTACTTGAGCGGTTCGCCGGTATTCTTTTTATATTGTTGAAGGCGTATACTAATTTACCCTTACTGTTTAGCCCAACATTTATAGTTACATCAAATTGTTGACCATCTATTTCTATGCGCGATGTCCTATATTCAAAACCGTCCTTTGCGAATGAATGAGCTTTCGTGTCCGCAGCTTCTGCATATTTCTTAGATACCTTAAGGATATCAGGCAACTCGCCAGCCATCTTGCCCTTAACCAATATGTCTTCAAAAGTCTGATGCGGATCGACATATTTTCGGATTGTATTCCTATTAATAGTACCAGTCCCGTCATTGCCAAAATTCAGTGGATAGTCATTACCTTTGAAGTTTTCATTTAAGTATTTACGAATTGTCGGAACAATCTGCTTACTAGGCACACCCTCAAGGATATTATTATTTACAACTACAATATTCCTACCATCACGAGTAGCCTCTATACTCATCGTCCTAACTCGGCCGTCGCCGCCAGGTACTTGTTGTTTGGTTCTGAACTTCCCCGTCTCCATTTGAGCATAGAATTGCTTAATGGCGTCTTGTTTACCAACAAGTCCCATAACAGCTTCAGTAATTCGGTCATATATTGCTAAGACTTTTTGAGGAATACCTAATCTAGTACCTAGACGTACTTTATCTTCACCGTTTAATCTTCCTTTGTAGTAATCACTGAATCCGTCAGCTAGTTGCTCTTCTGCTAGTAGGTTTAGGTCGTTTCCATATTGATTGCCGTATTTGTTTATTAGATAGTCATCTCCATAAGATTCACGGATAGAGTTTAATAAGTCTTGTTTGTTTTCTACACGTGTAAGTAATTTATGTCCTAATTCGTGGTTTAGAGTGTCTTCTGTAAGCTTGTTTAGGTTGATTTGGTCAGTCTTTGGATCGTAGTAGCCTAATGCTTTCCTCTGCATTTCATTTTGCCACTCGTTGAATACAAGGTTCTCATCGCCCGTTAGTTGTAGGTGGCGTGCTAGTAGCTTGTTTTGGCTAGCTAACTCCTGCATTTTGGCACCTAACTTATACCTCATATCTGGGCTGTCAGTTGGACTTAGGTTATCAGTGTATTTGATCTGTTCTGGCTTGGTCATAACCAGTGATATACCTCTATCAATGGTTTTTTCTCCGTATCCACCCTCGCCGCCTTCATCTAGGTATAGAGAATCATATTCAGGATGGTTTTCTCGTAACCACTCCATAAAATCTTCACCCTCAGTCCAGTCGATTTCTCTCATTGAATTTACCTCGGTGGGGTCTAAATATGGGCTTATTAGAAAAGAGTTTCCCCCCCTTACATATTCATTTAGGAATATGTCTCTTGCTCTACTGTCGCTTAAGGTGAATGGATTCTTTGAGTTAATATATGCTTCGTACGTTTTTGGATCGTTTATCTCTTTACTACTGCTTAGACTTATAGAGCTAGCTCCTGGATTTTGGTATCTATCGGCGTATTTTTCATTTTTGGTAAAATATGTGCCAGGACGGAATTCAGTGATGTGACCGTTTGGTGACCCATGATACATTTTCATGAGGTTTCCGTTTTCGTCTCTTATTTTACTGTCCTTAAAAAATGCTTCTTGTTCTGGGCTTAATTTATATTTCAATCCGTTCTCATCTACCTCACCGATATGATCTCTGGCGTATATAGCCTGCTCTTGAGCTTTACGTAGGTTAATCATGGCTGGAGCATTTTCACTCATTCCTTGACCACGCAAGTATTCTTCACGTTGGCGTAGACGTGTTATATGCTCGTTGTATGCTCTGACCTGTGCTTCATGCTCTGGATTGAGCTTGTATTTCATTTCTGGGCTAGCTAAGTTCTGTACGTCTTTTGTAGCTTGTTCTATCAGATAGTTTTCTAGTATTCCTGTTGTTTGTTGGCGTGTGGCAACAGCATTTACATCACCGTGCTGAATATCTGACATATTCTGAGTAACGGCTTGTTTTAGTGCTGGGCTAGCGTTAGGTATAGTACTCTCTACTGCTGGGGCTACATTCACCGACTGGATTGGGTGTAATTGATTGTTCTGATTATTAGCTACATTTACTTCTGCCGCTTGCTTGAGTGAGGTGTCGTCCGACGATTGACGTGCTTGACGTTGAGCTATAGCCTCTTTTTCTAGTTTTCCAGTAGCTTCATTTTGATTCATTCGTGCAGTCATTGCACTTGATGGTTGATTGCCAGTCTGTCGCATAGCACCAAAATTAGCCATTCCAGCTGGACCGCCAAGGACCGCACCCATAAGACCGCTCTTAAGGACACCTTCTTCATATTTACGGTTAGGGTCGTATGTATGCTTAGCAATTGCATTCTCTGTAAATTGTTGGGCGGCTTCTTCCGAACCTTCTGCTATAGCACCTGTTATAAACCTAGTCAGACCTTTTTTGCCAATAGGCGATAAGACCTTGTCTAGCCCAAGCTTCTCTATTCCCGCCTGAACTGCCGCGTTACCATACGCATATGGCAACATCTCACGCGTGCTCTTACCTTTAGCGTTTGCATTAGTAATAAAGTCCGCCGCATTTTCTACAAACTGCCGCGCTACCGGGACGGCGCCACCAGTAGCTACACCTGTACCGATATCTTGAGCTAGTCTTTGAGCGCTTTGACCCGCCTCGTAAGCTGTTGCAACATCCGTGTCGTTCTTCTTAAATACGCCTAGGTCTCGATCGTATTGAGCGTTACGTTGCTTACCTTGTTCTACAATATATTTTCGTATTCTGTCATATGACTCATCACCAGTAATGCCATACATGGCGTCTGCGACCGCCAGAGATAGCTTATCACCCGAATCACCAACTGTACGGCCAGCACCGTCAATAGCACCTTTAGTGAAGCTAACCACTGAACGTGTTGGTAAAGTAGCCAGTCCTGCCATCTGTGCAATATTGCTATCACGTCTAGCTTTGTCTTCTGATAAATAAGCCCTGTTCTCTGCGTCAATACGTACTTGGCGGTTCTTGGCGATTTCTGGCTCGCTGACACCCCTTGCTCGCATAATGTCGTCTAGTTTGTTGTTGCGTATTACTTGCTCGGCCTTATATTTGTCACTCTCTTGTTTTGCTATATCTAGGGCGCGAGTTAAGCTGTCCTGATTTTGGGTAAATAAAGGATTTCTTCCAGGATTAGGAAAACTTGGGACTATTTGCGGTCTATTCTGTTGTTGAGGTTGTTGAATAGCCACTGGCGCTGTCTTTGGCTGTTGCTGTTGCTGTTGGACCTGAGATTTAAGTACCTGAGTAGGGTTGTTTATGACATTCTGGATTTGGATTTGCTTGTTTTCTTTGTTTACCCAATCTTGCTGTCCTTGAGGTGTTAGTACTTTAGGGGCGTCATTGACAGTCTTTTCTGGGATTAATGGCTTTGGCTGATTATTTTGGTTTAGTTGTTGTGTTGCTTGATTAGCCTGTTGAAGGGGATTAGGATTTACTTTTTGCTGAGCTTGGCTGAATATATTAGTACCACCACCTAATCCAGGTGTATTTACACCAGATAGACCGTTTAGTCTGTTAATGTTAGGTTGCTGTACCTGCTGTAATGGCTGAGGGCGTGGTTGAACTGGCGCTTGAACTTGTTGCTCTTTACGTCGACGTTCATCATCGCTTACCCAACCTTTACCGCTGAAAAAGTTGCCTACTCTTTGGAAAAAGTCCATTATCTCTAATCCCCTCCTAATTTATTTACAGGTATTGATTCTGTCGTTTACGCTCGTCTTCTTGCTTTAGACGTGTATTGTAGATGTTTAATGTTGGGTCATTACCTGCTGCTTGTGGATCTGAAACACCAACTGCTGTATCACCTTCTACCTTGTAGCTATCTAGGTCTTTTGCGTTGTATTGGACCTTATTGCCACTGTATGTACTTTGCTGACGTCCTAGGTTGTCAATCTCGCTTGATAGAGCGTTTGCACGTCCAAGGTCTGCGCGTGCGGCATTAGCACCATTAGCGCCCTGTGCGGCGGCTTTCTGGCTCTTCATCTGAGCTAATTGAGTTAATAGGTTCTGACGTGTAGTTTGAGATGACTGACGTGCGGCGTTGTCTTCGTTTGCTTTCCAGTCGTTAAGCTTTTTGTCTTCATCCGCGTAATCATTCTTAAACTGACCCCACGTGGTGTCGATTTGCTTTTGGTTCTGTGCGTAAGTCTGTCCTGCGCCTGTTCGTTGCTGGTTAGCTTGGTTCTGAACTGCACGACCTGCTAATTGCATGTCTGAACCTACTGCACCCATACTTCCTAATGAACGCAATAGTCCTCGTAAGCCAACTGCTGAGCGATCGTTAATGTTATTGATGTTTGTACGTCGTTGTTGCTGATTTTGACGGGTCTGGTCGTTGAATTGACCTTCCGCACGGTTCCATGAACTCTTTAATTCGTTCTTTTTGGTGGTGTACTGATTGTTGATATTGCCTAGGCGTACACCCAATTGATTATCTATACGTCCTAAGCCGTGTTCTAGCTGTCCAATACCTTGGTCATATTCTGCCAACTGAGCGGCACTGGCACGGTTACCACCGCCCATTCCGCCACCGCCACCGCCTCCTCTGCCTCCGCCGAGGTCGAGGTTGAGGTTCGCGCCACCCTGTTTTTGACTATGTTGCCAGTTAGCATATGAATTCATCCACCATGGATTGACTGAACGGTTGAGGGATGATGCAGTGTAACCGTTTGACTTTTGCTCTCCGACAGTTTGACCTCTATTATTAGTGCCATTACCCATTAGGAAGTAGCCGTTAAGTCCACCGTCATCTCCAGTAACATTTAGTAGGGCTTGAGCTTCTGCTCGTTTGGTTGCTGACGGGTGGTTATTTGCGTGGTACTGAAGGTATTGACGATATGATTCATTTCCTTGCATAAGAAAAACACTCCTTTTTGTAACTTGGAGTGTTATTGACAAATCTGATGATTTCAGTTATACTGTCGGCGTGAAAAAGACTAAATTTATTCTTGTCATTTTTGTTAGCATCGCAGTA